CTGTTCGACTACACGCTGGTCAAGGTCTACGACACTGACAGCGGCAATCTGCTGCGCCAGTTCAAGTCGCGCGCCAAGCGCTACACCTACACGTTCACCTCCAACCGTCAGGACAACAAGAAGGACGGCCGTGGCGTCTCGCGCCGCGTCACCTTCAAGCTGACGGCCTATGACACGCTCGGCCGCAATTCGACCGAAGCTGTCCTGAATGTCTCCAATACTGCACCGCCGGTCCTCGACTATTCGGTGACGCAGCGTGGCGACACCATGCAGGTCAACATCAAGAAGCCCGACGCCGACGATATCGACGGCTACCTGGTCTGGATCTCCAAGTCCTCCGGCTTCACGCCGTCCGGCACCGTCGAAGGCACCGGCAACTGCGTCTATGACGGCAACGGCCGCAAGCCCGTGATCGATATCGAGCGCGGCCAGACCTACTATGTCATCTGCGCGGCTTACGACTCGTTCGGCAAGGCATCGCTCAACCAGTCGGCCCAGCTGCTGACGGTTGCCAACGGCTCTGTCACCTCCGGCCAGGCGCCGTCCGTTCCGACCGGCCTGACCGCCACCTCGGCTGGCGATACCGATGCCCAGGGTCACGTCCGCTCGATGATCAAGTTCGGCTGGACGGCCAACACGACCGCATTCCCGACCGAGACGTATTTCGACCACTACGAAATGGAGATCCAGGAAGACGGCGACGAATACGATGCCGTCAAGAAGCCGGCCACCGCCGTCAAGCATCAGTTCCGCGGCAAGGTCGGCAAGGTCTACCGCTTCCGCATTCGCGCCTGCTCCTCGAACGGCTTCAAGTCGGCCTACACCGCCTGGCAGCTGGTTGGTTCGTTCGTCCAGGCTGCTGGTGATACGACTGGTCCTGAAAAGGCTGTGATCACCGGCATCGTCGGTCGTCGCAAGGGCGTCAAGATCGTCTGCACCGACTGCGCTGTGACCGATTACAAGCGCACCGGCTACTGGCGCTATGACACGCTGGCAAACGCTAACGCTGACACCGGCACGGGTCGCACCTGGGCTGGCTGGGGCGCAGAGAACTTCCTCGACGACGATGACCTGGCAAACGCCACGCAGTATTGGTGGCGCGCGGCCCATCAGGACAAGTCGGGCAACACCGGCCCGAAGTCCGATCCGTTCGCCGGCACGACCGTGCGTATCCAGGCTGACGACATCAATGACGGCGCAGTTGCGGCCGCCAAGACCGATCAGACCGCGCCGGCCACTCCGGGTTCGGCGCCGACGATGAATGGTCTGACCGCCGATATCGACCTCGATGGTGACATCGACAAGGGTTTCTACCTTGATCTTCCCTTCGCCACCTCCGGCGTTCCGGTCAAGTTCTGGGAAGTCGAAGTCCAGGTCGCTTCTGCACAGGGCACGTCCAACTCGATGACGGGCTACGCCAAGCGCGGCTCCAACATCACCGTCAAGGCGGAAGCTGCGACGACGACCTATGTCGAGTTCAAGGGCAGCCTCAAGAAGTGGTTCAAGTGCCGCTACCGCGGTATCAGCTTCTCGGGCAAGGAAGGCGGCTGGTCTGCCTATCAGCTCCTCGGCGCCAAGCCTGGTGCTTACAATGTCATGACGGGTGTGACGCCGGCCGCTCCGGTTGCGACCGCGCTTGCCAACGGCATCCGTGTCTCCTGGACGCCTCCGACCGATGCCACCTATGCACAGACGGAAGTCTTCCAGGGCGCAACCAGCCTGGGTAAGTTCGCGACCACCTTCATGGTGGACACGACCGTCCGCACGATCGGCACCGGCTACACCTACACGGTCAAGCATTACGACCGCTCTGGCAACGTGACCAATGCGTCGGCGGCCAGCAATTCCGCCGTCTATCGCGCTGCCAATGCGGCCGAGGTGCTGACGGCCGATACCTCGAACATCGCTGACAACGGCTGGACGGCCGGTGATGTCTCCGGCTGGGCGATGCAGAACCAGACGGCCTTTGCGCTCGACAATGCGCAAGGTGACGCTTCGGGCTATATCTACCAGTCGATCGGCCGTGACCAGGCGACCTCGCGTGTCATCGCGGTCAATCCTGGTGAGGTGTTCTACTTCGACGCTTGGGTCTACAATACCGACACGACCCGTGCCAACCTTATGGCGCGTTACCAGACCCCGGCAGGCGTCAACTCCTTCGTTTCGGCGGCTTTCACCGACACGAAGAATGCCTGGGTTCACCTGGTCGGTCAGTTGACTGTCCCGGCTGGCGTCACCAAGCTGTTCATGCTGCTTCAGACCGAGCGCACCAATGGCGTCGGCACTGCAACCTCATGGTCGCGCCCGATCCTCCGCCGTGTCACCACCACCGGCCTTCTGAGTGGCGGCGCTGTTCTGGTCAACAACACTGACCAGACGCTTCCGGCTGGCCTGGCAACGGATCCTGTGCTTGTGCAGCGCAATCAGGACATCGACAAGGACGGCACGCGCGACATCGCTTGCACGGCCACCTGGGGCCTGACTGGCGTTACTCAGACCTCGAACGCCATCACCGGCTATGAAGTCTCGATCCTCGAGAACGGCGTCCTGATCGACTCCTTCGAAACGGGCAAGACGACCGTCTCGTTCAAGGCCAAGACCTCGATCGCCGGCGTCGCTGTCGCCTACACGGTGCAGGTCCGGACCAAGAGTTTCAACAATCTCTACAGCGCCACCGCAAGGGCGTCGAACTCGGTGACGCCGGTTGGCACCACGCTCAACCTGCCCGCGCCCTCGACGCCTATCATTGAAAGCTACACGCAGTTCGTGAAGGTTCGCTGGACGCGGGTCGATCCGCTGGTCTACCCGGACTACGCCTATACCAAGGTCTATAACCACGCCTGGCCTGGCGCGGGCTCGCCGACCTATGTGTTGCAGGGTGTCACGAGCGGCAATTTCATCTTGAAGCCGGGTTCGCCGTCCATGTTGCCGGATGCTGCTCGCTACTACACCATCATCCATGTCGATCGCTGGGGCAACGAGACTGCGCGTTCGACTGCCTCTGGCGGCGACTCCGAGCGCTTCTTGACTGCCGACGAAATCGGCTACGGCACGGTTGCGACCTATAACCTGGCTGCCTCTTCGATCATTAAGAAGTATCAGGCCTATGCGTCTGGCGTTTACACCGTTACCACGACGGTCGCCGGTTCCTACGCCATCACTGACGACATCACCATGGGCGACGGTGACTTCGAGTGGGTGGAAATGGAGTTCTCCTGCTATGTCGGCAGCGTCGGCGCATCGAGCACCCTGCTGGTCGAATTCATGTGTGGTTCTGACGTGCTGTTTACCGCCAGGGCAACGGCCACGACGGCGGACTATCTCAACATTAAGCGCGCCTTTAGCTACTCTATCATGTCGGCCTATTCGACGCCGACGGTCAGGATTCGCGTTTCGGCCAACACCGGCACCATCAACATTTACGAACGTCAGCTTAACACCAAGATCTACAAGCGATAGGCCATGACCGAATACACGATCTACAATATTGCCTCAAAGCGGATCATCCGCGCTGGCGATCATCCAGAACTGGACTTCCTCGAGACCCGTCTTGAGGAAGGGCAGGGGCTTTTGCGCGGCGAGGCGCTCGATGATCGCTTTTGGATCGTTGACGATGGCGTCAAGCAGTCGGTGGGCGAGCAAATCGATCTCGATGTCCTGACCGAGGAACTTTTGCTTTCCATCGACCAGAGCGCCGAGGCCACGCGCGGTCTGTTCATCACCAACACCGCAAGCCAGCCCGCCGTCTATATGGCAAAGGAGGCCGAGGCCCATGCGCTGATGGCGGATCTTGAGATCTCGGATGACCTGGTGCCGAACATAGCCCGCGAGGCGCTGCGCACCGGCGAGTCCCGTTTCGACGTTGCCGTCGTCATCCTGACCAAGGCTGAGAACTGGCGTCAGATCTCAGCAGTGATCGAGGATATCAGGCTCGCGGCAAAGGATGGTGTTCGTGCTGCCACCGATGCCGAATCCAAGCGCCTGGCTGCGGCAATTGACTGGTCGGCGATCGCTGCCTTAGCCTAAAATCGGTGTTTGTCTGGACAAGAGCCTCCATATGTTGTAAGTAAGGACTTACTTACACATTCACCCGATGGAGCAACCGATGTCGGATACTTCTGGCTTTAAGCTGACGCCGGTCACTCTCGGCGTAATCGCAACCTGTATTGGCATCGCTCTGTCCGGCTGGAATGGCGTCTCGTATTTCAAGAATATCGAGTCCAAGAACCAGCAGCAGGATATGCGCCTCGACCAGGCCGATAAGGATCGGGATCGCTTCAACGCGAACATCGACAAGCTCACCGAAAAGACTGGCGAGCTTAAGGAAGCCGTCGTCAAGCTGACCACCACGATCGAGGGTCAGACCATTTCCAAGAAGGCCGAAGCGCAGCACCCGGATTCGGAAGTGCTCCCGGCCGATTACGTCATCAAGGCTAAGTAAGGACTTACTTAAATGAAGCTGATCCCCGATTGGAAGAAGGTCGTCACCAAGGCCTGGTCCTTCCACCTGATGGCCCTCGTATCCATCCTCAACATTCTCGAACTGCTGGAGCTGGTCCTTCCGGCCATGGACGGCATCCTGCCTGTCGCTCCCGGCACGTTCACCGCCCTTTCGCTGGCTGTCTCGGTCCTCGCCAAGATCGCGCGTCTGATCAAGCAGAAGTCCGTATCCGGAGAAGACGAATGAAGAAGCGCATTGTCGCAGGCTCGGCGGCTGCCCTGCTGGCTGTATCCCTAATCGGCCACTACGAAGGCCTGAGCCTCAAGCCCTACCGCGATATCGTCGGCGTCAAGACCTGGTGCTATGGCGAGACCCGGGGCGTTGCTAAGTCGATCTATACCAAGGCCGAATGCGACGCGATGTTCCTTAAGGCGCTCGGCGAGTTCGAAACGCAGTATCGCTCCTGTCTGCCCGACGGCATCATGGACGATCCGAAGAAGGTGCCGGACACCGCCTACGTGGCGTTCCTGTCGCTGAGCTACAATATCGGCTCCGGCGCCAAGGCCAAGAAGGGCGGCTTCTGCAACTCCTCGGCTGCCAAGCAGCTCAAGATCGGAAACGTCAAGGCAGCCTGCTACGCCTTGACCCTCTACGACAAGGCCGGCGGCAAGACCGTCAAGGGCCTGGCGAACCGCCGCGCCGACGAGCTCAAGCACTGCCTCAAGGGTCTCTGATGACCCTCGCCGACAAGATCACCCTGGTTCTAGTTGCGGCTGCCTTCGTGGCCGCAACCGTCACCGCCTTCAACTTTGGCTACGACCGCGCCGAGAACAAGTATCTCGCCGAACAGGCCGCCATGGTGAAGGCAAACAACACGGCGATCGCCAAGGCCCAGGAGGCTCTCGAAGCCGACCTCACCAAGGTCAAGGCCGAAAACGAAAGGCTCGATAATGCTTACGCTCAGGTCATTCAGGGCGCTCGCGCCGATGCTCGCGCTGGTGAGTGTGGCGTCTCTTCTGGCAGCGTGCAGCGCCTCAACTCCCTCCGCTAGGGCCAAGATCGTCCTCGAGCCGCTGCCGCCTGTGCTTGCGGCCAATTGCGCAGATCCGGTGCTTTTGCCGGAACGCGGTCTCACCCAGTCCGAGGTCGAGGAATACTGGGGTCTTGACCGGAAGCACCTCAAGACCTGCGGAAGAAATAACCAAGCTCTGACGAAGCATTATGAGGAACTTAGGACGCGGCTTAGTTTGCCGGAATCCTGATCCTCACTTCGTCTATTATATCTAACCTTGTTATATACACAGTATATGACGAACTGAGGCAGGGAATGAATGACTGAAATTGCCAATCAGGAACGTTTCGTCGAAGTCTACAATGACACGGTAAACTATCCAAATCTCACCGATGTAGCGCTTGAGTTAGGTCTGTCGTATCAGACTGTCCGGAATAGGAGCAGCGTTCTACGTGGAAGGCTCCGGCGTGGCGAAGACGTTCCCGAGTTGATCAGTCGCGTCGTCCAGGCGAAGGAGAAGGATGCAAACGCTCCGGCCAATCATGCCAATGCTCGTGCCGATCGGCTGCGTGGCGAAATTCACGGTCTGATCGCCGGCTCGCGCTACCCTGTTACCAATCTCGATGCTGTCGTGATCGACGCCCATATCGGCTCGAAGTATGACAAGCTCACCGGCAAGTCGACCGCCGTCGAGGGCACGCCCCGAACCTGGCTGTCGGACACGCTGCGCGTCGAACCCGTCGAGGATCCGCGCGGCCGCGTCTTCATTCTCACCGGCGCCCAGAACGACTGCCAGGTGGATCCGGACTTCTGGTCCAACCTCCAGGCCTACGCGGCGTTTCGCGACGCCGATATCGTCATCGGTCCCGGCACCTACGAGACCCAGTGGTGGAGCGAGAACAACCCGGCGGTTCGCACCTATGCCGACGAGATCCGGGACTATCTCTGCTTTGGTCAGATGGCGATCGGTGACAACATCGTCTTCTGCGGCGAAATGAACATGCTGCCGACCGCCAACAGGCCGATCAGCGATCTGACCACCTATTCGCAGGGCCGCTGGGGTGTGTTTCCGCATTCCAAGATCCAGCTCAAGAGCGTGCCGTCCACCGACCCGCACGTCCAGGCTCACCAGGTTATGACCACCGGGCTTGTCACCAGGCCGAAGATCATTCCGCGCAAGGCCGGTATCAAGTCCATCTTCCATCACCAGCTGGCGGCCGTGATCGTCGAGATCGACAACGACGGTGATCCCTTCTTCCGTCACCTGATCGCCGACGAGACTGGCTCCTTCTACGATCTGGAATTCTACGTCTCCGGCGGCACGGTCGAGATTGACGAGGAAGCGATCGAGGCGGCCGTCATGGGCGACCTGCACACCGACAAGCTCGACATCAAGAACGCCACGGCCACCTTTGCGCCGGCACCCGGCTCGATGGTCCATGACCTCAAGATCCGCCATCTGGTCGCCCACGATATCTTCGACAACTACCGGCGCAATCATCATCACGTTCACGACAACGCACATTCTTACGAGGTTGCTTACAGGCAGCGGGAAAGCGTCTGGGGTGAGCTGAGCGTCGTCGCCCGGCTTCTTGCTAACCTGAGCGCGTCTGTGCGCGTTACGGTCGTCGAGTCCAACCATGATATCGCCCTTGAGCGATATGTGAGGGAAGGGCGCTATCGCAACGACGGCATCAACATTCGCCTCGGCCTGCAGCTCGAGGACGCCTATCTCGACTGGCGCGAACGGGTCGCTGACGCCATCGACTTCGGCGGTGCGGTCGAAAGCTTCTCGCTCCTCGAGCATGCGGTCAACATGGTCGCCGAGAAGGAAAGCCTCGAGCTCGAAAACGTCAACTGGGTCCACGACGGCTATTCCTACACGATCAACGGCATCGAATGCGGCAATCACGGCTTCCGCGGCGCCAACGGGGCGAGGGGAACGGTTGCAGGCTTTGCTCAGCTCGGTCGCAAGATGACGATCGGCGACAAGCACACGCCCGAGATCATGGATGGTGTCTATGTCGCTGGCGTCCTCAACCTGCGCCAGGGCTACAACAAGGGTCCGTCCGGTTGGGCCGTGGCTCACATTCTGCACTACCGCAATGGCAAGCGCGCACTCGTCACCTTCCAGAATGGCAAGTGGCGCGCAAATGTATAAGTAAGCGTTTACTTATGCGGGTCACTTGAGCTACATTGAAGGGGTAAATGAAATGCCCCTTCGGAGCTCCCCAAAATGCCCAAGATTCGTAAGTCCGTCGCCCGTCAGTCCCGCCGCGATGAGCGTTCGCGTATGCGTGACGACTCCAAGCTCCACGCCCTTGCAGACCGCACCCGTCCTGCTGAGCCGACCCGCGCACGTCGCGAACCTGTCAAGCCGCTCACCGGCGGCCAGAAGCGCTACGACGCCGCCTTCAAGTCTGCCGATATCATCTTCGGCATCGGTCCTGCAGGCACCGGCAAGACCTGGTTTGCGGTCCAGCGCGCGGTCGAGGCGTTGAATGCCGGCGAGATCAAGAAGATTTACGTTACTCGTCCGGCCGTCGAGGTCGAGCGCGGCATGGGCTTTCTGCCTGGTGAACTTGAGGAGAAGTATGCGCCGTATCTGATCCCGCTTGAGGAAGCCTTTATCGAGGCCCTGGGCGGCGCGTCACGCTACGAATACCTGGTCAAGAACAAGACCATCGACGCGCGCCCGCTGGCCTTCATGCGCGGCGCGACTCTCAAGGATGGCTGGCTGATCGCCGACGAAATGCAGAATGCCACCAAGGGCGAGTTCAAGATGCTGCTGACCCGTATCGGCGAGAACGCCAAGTTCATCATCAATGGCGATCCGAAGCAGATCGACAATGGCGTCACGTCCGGTCTGATGGACGCGGTTCGCAGGATCAGCCTGCACAGCCAGGTGGCAACGATCGAGTTCGGCCGGCACGAGATTGTCCGCTCCGGCCTCTGCCAGGATATCGTGGAAGCCTACGAGCGCGACTAACCCTCTGGCGATCATGAAGTCGCGCAAATCCATGCGCGACTTCGCTATAACTCAAGTATCAGCGAATACGAGAGAGCCATGACCTTTATCAGTGCCGCATTTTCGACCGAGATCGACGCCGAGCGCGTCCTCACGACCGAGAATGACTACATCACCAACGAATACATCGCCGTCAAGTTTCAGGAGTTCGACAAGGGACTTTTCCAGACCAAGTGGTTCGACTACCGGCACATGACGAACCTGCAGGCGACCAAGGCATACATCGAGGCTTACGGCGCCGTTTACCGCCGCCACTACGCCCAGGAATTCGATCGCGAGCGCGCGGAGCATGTCCGCGTTCTCGATTTCAATCAGATGATGGGCGCACTGCGCGGCGACGACAAGAAGTCGGCAACCAAGGCCAAGAGCCGTTTCGTTGGCTGCTGGCGCGGCCGCCAGATCGCAGACGCGCTCGGTATGCCCTATGACAGCTACATTGATCTGGCGATCGGCTACCGCATGCGTCGCTGGAAGCAGGGCTACATGCCTCAGCCGCAGCACCTCTACCACGAATATGACGTGGAGAAGATCCAGGCGCGTTGGGAGGAAATGCAGACGGGCCGCATCTATGTGGCAGAGCACCCGGCCTACCTCGTGCAGAACTACCAGGGCATTGCCCACCAGGACGACTATCACGAATGGCTGTTCAAGCAGGCACAGCTCCGGCGCAATCCCGGCGAAACGCTCGCGCGGTTCATCAACGACGACCAGATGCCCTACGAGAAGGCGATGGCGCGCTCGGATGAATATACGGCGGAAATGATAAAGCGTTACCTGAATTAACCCAAGCAAAACAGCGCTATAACAGAAACTAGAGCGCGTCATGCGCATTTTTCGTGCCTGACTGTGTAAGTAAGCGCTTATTATATTGAAGGAGCTTCCATGTCCGAAGCAGCAGAACTCGAGCCTGTTGAAACGTCCGGCCACGCATTCGAATTCGATCAGTCGTTCCAGTCGAAGATCGGCTCGCTGTTCCTGCGTGACGGCGTGTTTGCAATGCAGACCAAGGATCTGATCAAGCCGGAATACTTCACCGACCAGTCCGTCGGCGCCCTGGTGCGCATCGTCCAGGAGCATGTGAAGGTCTACCGCGCCGTTCCTGATCTCAAGATCCTGCCGACGATCCTTAAGGATGAGATCGCCGCCAAGCGCATCCGTCCCGACCTGGTGGACGGCATCAAGGCCGCGGTGAGGGAAGCCATCACCGCTGATCTGTCCAATCCCGATTTCGTCACCAACAAGGTGTCGGAGTTTGCCAAGCACGTTGCGCTCGAACAGGCGATGTTCAAGATCGTCGATATCATGGACTCCAACAAGGCCGACCGCTTCGAGAAGGTCGGTCAGTGGATGAAGGAAGCGCTGGCGGTCGGCGCCGTCACCGACCAGGGCGACTACGACTATTTCGGCGAGCTCGCCAACCGCACTCAGCAGCGTCACGACACGGCTGCGGGCAAGGTGGTTCGTAACGGCATTACGACCGGCTATGCCGGTATGGACGCGCACCTCTATCACTACGGATGGGGCCGCAAGGAACTCAGCTGCATGATGGGCGCGGCCAAGGCCGGCAAGTCCATGTCGCTAGGCGACTTCGGCAAGAATGCAGCGCTCGCCGGCTACAATGTCCTCTACGACAGCCTCGAAGTGTCGCGTGACATCATCGCCAGCCGTATCGACGCGGCTCTGTCCGATACGGTGATGAACCACCTGCACAAGGATCCCGATCTGGTTGATGCGACCATCCGGGCCATGGAAGCAAAGTCCGGCAAGCTCAAGCTGCGCGAACACGCATCCGGCACCCTCAAGCCCGGCCAGCTTTACCGCCTGATCGAGAACTACCGCGCTGATGGTCTGATCTTCGACCTGGTGATCGTGGACTACGCCGACATCATGGCGGCTGAATATCGTTCCGACAGCCTGCAGGAGAACCTGCGCACCATCTATATCGACCTTCGCGCGATCGCCTTTGAAATGAACCTCGCGCTGCTGACCGCCACCCAGACCAACCGCGACGGCGCCAAGGCCCACTCCATGAAGGCCACCGACGTTGGCGACGACTGGAACAAGGCCCGCACGGTCGATGTGATGATCGGCATTAATGCGTCCGACGCCGAGAAGGCTGCCGGCGAAGCGCGCCTGTCCTGGCTGCTCTCGCGTAACACCGAAGACGGGTTCAGCTTGAGAATTAAGCAGGATCGCCAGAAGATGCAGTTCCTGACCAAGATCATCGGAAAGGAAACCTGATGAGCAGGCTCTCCATCGAGCAGATCAACGAGGAGCTCGATATCGAGTTCTTCCTCGATCGCGAGAGCGTCTCCTATCGCGAGACGCGCGGCGTCAATGGCGCGCAGCTGAATATCAAGACCTGTCCGATGCCGCATTGTCGCGACAGCCGCTGGCGCACCTATTTTGGAACCGAGACAGGAAAGGGGAACTGCTTCGTCTGTGGCGAAAGCTTCAACAAGCTGTCCTTCATCCACAATTACTACGACCACGGCGACGACAACTGGCGATCGACCTTTCAGGTCTGCGAGGAAGTCATGCGCGAGCAGGGCTGGCGGCCCAAGCGCCAGGCTCTGGTTGCGGTCGATCATGGCGAAGTGAAGTTGCCGGTCTCCGAACCCCTGCCGCTGATCGACGGCGCCAATCTCGTTTACCTTGAGCAGCGAGGATTTACTGGCGAGACCGCCAAATACTTCAATCTGCGCTGGTGCGAGCACGGCTGGTGGATGTTCAAGGATCCGGAGGGCAGGGTGCAGACCCAGAACTTCGCAAACCGCATCATCATTCCCGTGTTTGACCTCGATGGATCCCTCAAGACGTTCCAGGGTCGCGACCTCTTGCCGCCGATCACTGTCGAGGCCAAGGAAGCCGGCGTGCCTGAGCGGCAGAAATACCTATTTCCGAAGGAACTGCCTGGCACGGGCAAGTATCTTTTCAACGGTCAGAACGTCGTCGC